CTGCATATTCATTATTTATTCTATTTACAAAATCCTCTGCCCAACCAGACCAAGCTAAATTCTTATTCTGTATCTTAACGTTAGCATTTCCTGTTACATTTTTAATAGGGCATTCGTATATTGAATTTGGTGCTGGTATTCCTCCACAATATGGTTCGTATGAGGTTGCTGTTGAGCCTTCTTCTAGTTGTATGTCTTTAAAATAAATCTTTCCGTATATATAAAAATAAATATAATCTCCTTCACTTAATGTTAAAGTATATGTTTTTCTTGTATATCCTGTTGAACTAATTGAATTATAAGTTGGAGAAAATGTTGCAGGTCCATCATTAAGTCCTAAATTAATAGCAGTACTTGTTCCTGTGGGATTATTATATTTCTTACAGTATATGCTAAATGTATAAGTTCCAGCTTTTAAACCTTCAATTTTTCTATATCTGTGATTTTGTGTGTAAAAAGCTTCTTCTGTACTATCATATCTAACTGGTGTTGAACCAGCACCTTTTGATGTATAATTAGCATCTGGATTTTCTGGATTATCATTTAAGGCTAAATTCTTTCCACTTAACTGCTCTTGCTCTGTTCTACCACTTAATTCAATTTTTAATAATCTACCTTTAGCTGTATTATTTAAAGTTATATCTGTTCCAGTTCCAGGTACTTTATAAGAAGCATTGCGTAAATCTTCTACATCTGTTTGTAGGTTGTTTATTTGAGTTTGTTTTTCTGCTAATGCTTCATATACACATTTTGCACCAGGGTATTCAACATCTGTACTTTGGTCTGTTAGTTCTGTTACTTTGTTTGATTTGTCTTCTTTGTTTTCTAATGCTGTTTCAACTGCTCCAAAATCATTTATTGTGGTTCCATTTTTAATTCCAGCTATTGCATTTTGGTTAGCTTCTATTTGGTTTATATAGCTATCTGTAAAGTCATGTGAAGATAAACCTTTGCCTTCGACTTTGTCTACTTTGTCATTTAATAGAGTATTTACTTCGGTTTTGTTATAGCTTTCAGTTTTATTATATACATCACTAGAATTAGCTTTTGTGTTTAATAAGGTATCTGTTTCAGACTTTGTATAGTAAGGTCCTTCACTTCCTACATATTGCCATGAACCAACATGGTCTACTATTACCCATCTGTAATAACTCATAGAGTCATTATGTGTGCTGTCTTGTAATACTTTAATAATATCGTTAGCTTTGACATGAGATGTATCATAATTAAGTAAGTCTTGATATGTACCTAATACATCTATTACATCAGAGCTTACTGTTATTGCATCTATTTGGCTTTGTAAGTTATTATCTGCATTTTGTCTATTTATTGTTTCATTTGATATATTTTGAGCATTGGCTTGAATATTTTGATTTTGTGTTATTTGTTCCCCTTTGATATTTGATATATCATTTTTATTTGTTTGTATATCTCCGTTTTGAGTTATTTGTTCTGCCTTAATATCTGAAATATCGCCTTGTATATCGTTTATGTTTGAATTTATTGTTCCTATTGAATTATTTATATCTGTAATATCATCTGTATTTTTTTGTATATTTTCGTTTTGTGTGATTTGCTCGGCTTTTATGTCTGAAATATCGCCAGTAATTTCTTCAATATCTGTTGCAATTGTACCTAATGTTTGATTTATCTCTGCAATATTACCTTGAATTTCTTCGATATCGTTTTTATTAGATGTAATTTGACTTTGCAACTGTTCAATTTCGCTAGGTGTTGGTGGTGTACTATTTTGTGCTTCCTTATAAGAGCCTTGATGTATATAAAATTGAGTTGGCTCTGGGCTATATCTCAATAACAACTCTTCGCCATCTATTGCATAAGCATATACACCAATTTGAACAACTTGATTTATAGCAAGTATTTCGCTTGGAATAGGGCATTTATTGTCAACGATTGTTTCAAGGTAAGCTACCCCATCTTCTCCTGTAAATACTGCTTTTTTAGTTAAGCCTTCATATTCGTTAGTAAATGTAAAATTACATTCTGTAACATTATATTCTCCACTTTCTATTTGGTCTATTTGCTTTAATATAACATTATTTGCATTTACTTCAAATTCCATGTTTTCCTCCTTTCTTATTCTTTGTAGCCTACTACTCTTGTAATATAGTTATCAGTATCTGATACAACTGCCATTGAACTCGAATTAAAATAACCTAATTTTGAACTTAGTACTGTTATTTGTGTACCACTTATGTTTATTACTTTTGTATAAAGATAAATATCATTATTTAGTGCATAAGTTGAACTTAATGTTATCGTTTTTCCATTTGGCTTATAAAATTTTTGCGAAGGGTATGCATGAGATGTTCTTCTTCCTTCTATTGAAATATAATCATAATTTGCAGCACTATCACTTAATGTGACATTTCCAGTTGTTCCATTTTCACTTTCATATAGTACAGTGCCATTTATCCTTCCTATTTCTTCTTCAAATTCATCTGCATTTTCATTTACAACTTGTTTTATCTCGTTTAAATCATCTGCTGTGCATTTATTTGCTCTTGGTAAAGGGCTAGACGTTAAGCTTACTTTATCATCATAATTTATTTTTCCTATCACTTTATTCCTCCTCTATTTTTAAGGTTTGTTTTACTAAAATTACTTTGTTTATTGCGTGTAATGGTATTGTTACATAAGGTGTTCGTTTATCTTTTGCAAGAATTTGCAATTTTTCTGCATTATTTCCATTTACTGCAATTGTTATCAAATATTCATATTGATTTATTTGGGTTATTGCATTTTGACCTATACTAAAAATTAGCTCTTGTCCATCTTTTGTAAATATCTTCGCATAACCTATTGGAGCTACTGTATAATTTTGTTCTGGTATAGCAAAAATGCTTTTAGCCAATAAACTCGAAATATCATTTTGTAGTTCATTTTTGTTAAAATTATTGTCTATAACGTTTATGTGTTTTATATAATTCAAGTATAAACTTTCATATATATTCTTGTTGATAATTTTTGTTTCATTTGACATTACTTTATATGTCTTACTAATCAACTTTTCTACAGATATTGTCCTATTTATCATCGAATAAGGAACATTCACTTCCGCTGACATCTGATTCCCTATTATGCTTTCATTTGTTAGTTTTCGGCTAAATAATATGTTTTCATTATATAAATTTACATAGTTTGGAATTAAACTATTATAATCGGAGTATTCTTCTACACTATTATCTGTTTGCACAATTTCTGTAACCCCTGTACCCGCTTCTTCAATTAACACAAATGCAATTGATGTTAAATTATAAACATTCATATTTATTAAATTAACTTTACTTACATAATATAAATCATATTCAAAATCAAATGGAATTTTTAGAATATCATCTGAAATTAATATATCGTTTTCAGTTAGCTCATATCTTTTTAAATTTAGAGTATAATCTCCTTGTAAACCACTCATATAGCCAATATAATCTTGTGTTAATACAAATTTATATGGGTCATCTGTAGCAATTTGTTTTGTGATTTTTGTTGTAAAATTATCAACTATATTATATTGTGCAAAATATTTATTATAGCTGTTGATAAAAGTAATACTTTGTATTCCATTAACAAGCACATCGCTACCATTCATTATCGGATATGTTTCTGTATTAAGCATTTTGTCGATTGCAATTCCATTTCCACTTGTTAAATATGTTGTGCCTGTTGCATTCCACTCGCCTAAATCAATCAAAGTAACTCTTCTATTAAAATCTGTATTTCCATAATTTACAATTAGAATTTTACTAGTTTCTTTATTGTACTGAAAGCCAATCCCTAAAAACGCTCCATAAGTTGATTGATTAACTTGATAACTTTGAAAAGTCCATGTTGTACTAGAATTTCCATTTTGAACACTTATTGTGAGTTGCACAAATATTAAATCATAATAATGTGTTGAATCTACTATTCTTTCTTTTTCATATACAAATAGATAATCTGCACTTCCTACACGTTTTTGACAATTTTTAATTTCTTGATTTATTCCGTAATCACTTAATTTGTAATACTTTCTTATTTGAACTGTATTTTGAACTAAATCATTTAATAAAATCAACGCATAAACTTCTGTATTTGAATTAGTTGGTGTAACATACCCTACCATATAAAAATTATCATCTTCATCTGCATTTAACAATTCGCCAACAATTCTTATATGGTTTGTTGTAAGTTCCTCTTGTTTTATAAAATTAAAGTATTTGTCATACACATAAAACATCATTCCGTTTTCAGTATTAGCATAAAAAACAACATTATTATCTGTTTGTACATAACTATAACCAAAGTTTTCAGAGGTTTGCTCTGTTTGATTTAATATATTTATTTCATTATCTCTTTGCGTTGGTGTAATTTGACTTAAAATATAATCTTTTACAAAATCTTTCATTGTTCCCTCCTACAAATTAAATTCTAGTTCTGCTTCTAGTTCGTTTTGTGCATCTACAACTAAATCTTCTGTTGTAAAACCATTAAAGATAATATTTACGCTATCTTCAAAATCTACATAACGATTTATGAAGTTGCCCTCATTTATATTTCCAATCCTTTTAGCTCTTTGGTTATCAAAGAAGTTTACTGCACTTTCAAAGTTAAAATTATTAATTAATGTATATTCATAGAAAATCTGTGCCGTATTATCGGCGTTATTTTGAATAATTTGCGTATTTTTTGACTTAACTATATAATTACCTACCAAATCTTCTAAAGCCTCTATATGTTTATTGTCGAAGTAACAGGTGTCTCCTATATTCCACATATCATTATTTAAAGTTTTAACTTCTAATTCTACCGCTTGTTTTCCCTTGAAATATAGGTAACTTTGTGCAATTTGACCTAACTCTTGGCTAGTATATGCTTCATCTCTTTTTTCGTATCTTGCTATTTCTCCTATATTTGAGTTTTGAGTTGCAATACGATTTATTTCAACTGGATTTTTAAGTTTCTGTCTCCCATTTACAACTGGGTAATAGTTGATTTTTAGAACTGTACCTGCTATATTATTAGTAGCTAATTTAACTTGATTTGAATTATATTTATAATATAAATCATAATTAACATCTGTTTCTTCTACTCCAAATGTAATTGGATTTCCAGCAAGTTTAACACTTTGTATATTAGAAACTGGTTCATCTAATGTGAAAGTTTCTTCTACTCCATTTACTATAAATTGGTTTTCTATTGTTATGTTTGATTGTACTTCTTCTGCGGTTACTATTTGTACATTTCTGTAATCATCACTATCGAAAGAATATTCAACACTTACAATGGAGTTTGTGTTAAAATAGTCTTTATCATATAGAATATACTTACCACTTGGAAGATTATCATAAGAATAGAAGTCAATTGCAATGTTATCGCCATTATATCTAGTTAGCCACACACTTTGCGTTAAGTCTGCTATATAACTTAGGCAATCATATGGTGTTTTTTCGTTGCAGTTATAGTTCTTAATTACTTCGTTTGCTTTATCTCCTATATTTAGATTTCCTACAACAAAGTTATAACCTTCATAAGCTTCTAATATTTGTTCTATTGCTTGTCTTATAGTTACATCTTTAAGCACGAAATTTAGTTGATTTCCCTCACTTAAAAATGTTTTATAATCTAGTACTTGCAATCTAGCCCAGTGTGGTTTAAATGGGCTAAGGTCAACAGGTGCACTTCTTTTTACTACTCCCTTAAATGCTGTTGCGTTGTTTATTTTTAGTTCAAATTTAGAATAATCTTTTGGAAAGTAAAATCTACTTACATAGTCTTTATCTGTTTCCCATGACTTTGGGTAACAGTTATATAGGGCTGTTGAACTTGTATTTAATAGTTTTTCTGCAATTTGAATTTCTTTATCACATACAACCTCTTCGCCTACTATAAACATTTGAATTGAATTATTTACTGCTACTAAATTCATACTAGCCCCCCATTCCATAGTTATAATCATTTTTAGAGCCATTTGAGAAAGTCTTAATATTACTTACTAGGTTACCCATGAAGTCTGTTTCCATATTGTTATATACCGTTACATTTACGCTTGGATTATAAGAAGCGGTATTATTAAGTGTTGGGCTCATTCCTAAGCCTAAACTTATTTGGTCTTTCATTTTACCAGCCATTTTGCTTATTGCTCCATACAAGTTAGGTGTTGAAGCTTCAAGTGTTTTCTTTAAACCTTGTACAAAATCAGGCATCCACTTTTCATAGTTTCTTAAAGCTCCTTCGTCTGGTCTTGAAAAGTGTAATGGACTTGCTATAATTGAGGCTAATTGGTTTGCTACTTGTCTAGCGGCTGCTTTTTTATTGTTAATACCATTTATAATGCCTTGTACCATATCTGCGCCCCAACTCCAACTGTTTAATCCAGTAAATTGAGCAGATATATACTGTGCAACTTCACGCATTTCATTTTCTGGTATGTGTCCATTTTGGTCGATAACATTTGCAATAGTTTGTAATTGGTTTCGAGTATCTCCACTTGTCTTTGACATCTCAGAATTAAAAGCATTTCTGTCGTTTTGTGCTAGAGTAATCCATTTTTGTACTTCTTGAGGAGTAAATGCACTAATTATTCCAGTTCTTGTACTTAATTCACCTCTTAAATTCGCAAGGCTCTTTTGAGTGTCCTCTACTTGTTGTTTATATATTTCATTTCCAGTGTTAGCATATAAGTCTTCTAATCTTTTTAAATCTTCTTCTTGAGTTTTTATATTATCTTTTATTTCCTGCTCTGTGGCATCTGTCCAATTTTGTGTACTTAATGTTATTGATTTTCCTACTTCATCGTAAGCACCTTTTGCAAAGTTGGTTTCATCTTGAACATATTGCTTCTGCTTACTGGTACTATCTTCAATTTGTTTAGTAGCTATATCAAAAGCATCAATTAGCCATAATTCTTCTTTGCCTAAATCTTGAATTGAAAGTCTGCCTTTTTCATTTTCTCTTTGCCAATATGATACTTTCCATTTTGCTTCATCATAGCTTATTCCTAATTTTTTTAGTACATCATCTAAATTTTTTGTTGCTTCTGCTTCTTGTTCAATCGCTTTCTTATATTCTTCTCTTGAAACATTCAACTTAATCTCAGCTTTTTTCTTTTCTATTGTTTTATCTATTTCAGTTTGAATGTCTTGATATCTTTCAATAATATTACCATTAAGTTTATATTCTGTATCTAATGCTTCATTTAATTGTCCTAAAATAAATTGAACTCTATCTTTATAGCCCTCTTTTACCTTTCCATTTTCATCAACTAATGTTTTAAGTTCATCACTTAATTGCTTTGTTTTGTCGATGTGTGCCAATTCGTTTGAAGCATTATCTCTTAAACTTTTAGAATATTCATCGGTTTCTTGCTTTAAATTGCGAACTCTTTTGCATAATTCGGCAGTTTCCTTTTGACTTTCAGTTTGATTTGTTGTTAAAAATACCAATGCTGTTGCTAATCCTGTAATTACTGCTGTAACAATTCCAACTGGGCTTGATAATCCACTTATTACTTTACTAAAACCACTTATTAAGCTTGTACCTGTCTTAATTAAAGGATTTAATACTTTTATTGTTCCAACTATTTTTAATACTGTCGGTGCTATTTGCAAAACCATATTCCAATCTATTTTTTTAAACACATCTTTTACAAAACCTAATGCAGTATCTTTTAGATTTTTAAAATATTGAAGTACTTCTTTAAATACTGGTATTAGTTTTTGGAAATTTATTTTACCAATAGCTTCATTTACTTTAGAAAATGCCTTGCTTATTGTTTTTCCAAAGTTTTGTATCATTTCACTTACTGTAGGCAAATTTACTTTTTTAAGTGCTTTGTTAAGTGCCTCTATTGAATTTGCTAGACCTCTTGTAATTGCAGTTTTTACGTTTGTAATTGATGTTGCAATTCCTCCAGTTGAAGCTTTAGCTTGTTCTTCAAATGAAGCAAACTCGCCTACTCCCTCAGTGTTTAGTTTAACAATCGTGTCCATGAAGTCATCCATTGAAACTTTGCCTTTTTGTATAGCTGTATATAAATCCCCACCAACTGCAGTAGATGTATAGCCCATTGCTTTTGCTACTTGTTTTAATTGAGCTGGCATTGCTGTTAACATTGAACGCCATTCCATAGCATCTGGTTTTCCTTTTGCATAGGCTTGACTTAATTGTTCCATTGCACTTGCTTGTACTTCTGTTGAAGCTCCGCCAGCTAGGATTGCATTATTTAAGGCAAGGAATATTTTAGTTGATTTTTTAACATCGTTATTTTGAGATGTAAACCTTTGAACTGCACTTACACCATCATTTAATGTAGTAGGTAATCCAGTTAAGCCATCGCTTAATTCGTTGACCGCTTCTGTTGCTTCTTCTGTTGCTATTCCAAGGTTACTCATAACTCTTGGGAAGTTATTTAATGTATCTACTCTTTTTATTGCTCCATCTAATGAATTGTTTAAAGCACTCATGGTTTTTGAAATAAGTTTATCTAATCCTAGTGCAGTAACCATTTTCTTTATGCTTGTACCCATATCATTAACAGATTTTTGTAAGTCTTTATCATCGGGTTTAAATTGAAAGATTACCTCTCCGCCTTTTACTGACATATTTGCTCCTTTCTATAAATTAAGGGAAGCTCGTTTCGAACTCCCCTTTGATTTATAACCTAGCCTGAAACTACGGCTGGTGTTGCTGTTCCATTTAATTTGAATACTACTGGCACTTCGCTTACATCTTCGGCTGCTCCACCTAAGTCGCCTACTTCCATTGTTGAATTTGCAGTATATTGTGTGTATTCAAATACACCATTTGAGTACCCAGATATAACAGAAAATTGAATTGGCACATTATTAAATTGTGTTACTGTTCCGTTTGTTATTGCTGTATGCACTCTATCTAATATAGCCATTATTCCAGCATTTTCAGCATCTAGTTTAACTGTTGCATCTAATTCTACCCCTACGCCAGTTGTTAAATGTCTTTGTATAGCATCACAAAATACATTAAAATCTTGTGTTTCTAAATTAAGATTTATTGTAATTTCACTAGCCATACACATTGTTGTATAACTTGGTGTTGATGTGGCACTTGTATTAATGCCTAAATCTTTAATAAATTGTCTGTTATTTATAAACATAATTTATCCTCCTATTTTTTCGATTATTGTTTTTAAAACCATAGAATAACCAACTCTACGAATATCTTCATATACTATTGATTGAGGGTTACTTAATTGTTGAAATAGTATTTGGTATGTATCGTTGCCGTATTCTACCTTTACATTTTCGCCAATTAGTTCTCCTAAAACAACAGATGTGGCTTTTTGTTCTCGAATTGAAGTTCCAAAGATTTGTATTTGGAAATAATTGAATAATTTCTTATCTCCAAAAAGCACTTCTTTTTCGCCTACTGTCTCTTGAACAATGATAACCTTTATATCGTTATCGTTTGTTGAATATTCACTTTTAAAAACGTAATCTTTAATTATTGATTGTAAGTATGTAATTAATACTAAATTTTTATCTATCATAATTTATACCTCGCAATTTGTTCACTTGTTATGGCTTCGCCTTTTTGTTCCCATACAGTTTCAAACCATTGTGCTTTTGAGCCTGCTCTTGACCAATTTGTTTTTTGTGGCATAACATATACATAACTTGCATAATCTGTAAAGTTACCTATATAATAGCCATCTGAATTTTTTTGAACGCCTTTACTATACATAGAGCGTTCCATTGTTCCACTTTTCCATGGTGTTACTTGCATAGAGCCTACGGTGTCAAGTGTTGCCCTTGCAATACCATATATTAGTCTATCGGGCATTTGCTCAATTTTCTTCTTAACTGCTTTATCCCAGTTAAAACTTGCACTAACTTTCATTTTACTGCTACCTCTAGGCTTTCTACTCTATTAAAAATCCATTCATCAGCTACTTTCAATACTGTATATGTTTTACCTCGCCAAATAATTTGGTCGCCTTCTTTGATGTCTGTATTTCGTTTTACTATGAAATACCCAGTAGCTTCTGGTACTGTGTATATTCCAAAACGAATTGCATCATCAACAGAGTAAGGTATAACTTTTATCGGTACTGACTTTTTATCTTCATCATCATAATAATTACTAGAGTTTCTATTGTATTGAATTAAAGTTGCTTTCATTCCATTTATTAAAAACATATTACTCGCCTCCAAATTCAATATCTAAACTCATATTGTAGTTGATTGGATTTCCTCTATATAGATAACCTGCATTTGATAACATCATGAGTGCTAAGGTTGAATATTCTGTACGAAGTTCGGCTTCCATATTCCCAGCTTTAAGCTTTTTTGAATCAACGTGTGGTATGTCTTGTTCCATTAAAAATCTAGCTTGTTCCATACTTGCGTTTTTTATTGCGAGTGGAACAGTTTGAGAGTTCCACTCTTGATTTCTTCTTATTTGTGAAACTTGTGCAAATATCATTTCACAAGCTTCTTCAATTTTAACTTGGTCTATTTTTTCATTATATTTACGTGCAAAATCTGTACTTGTGAAGAATTGCATAATTGTTCACTCCTTTACTAGCCTGAGATTTCAGAAACTAATTTGATTATTGCTTCTGGTCTTACTACTTCTGCACCGAATAGTACATTACCTTCTACGCAGTAGTAACCTGGGTATCCTGGGTAATTTCCATTATACTCAACCATATCTGTAAAGAATGTATCTCCTACAGTTCCGATTGGGTGTGCAAAGTATCCTAGCTCATTATTTGTTAATACTGAACTTGCAATTTGGAATATATCAATTCCATAAGCTCTTGCAACTTCTCCTCTATCAACACCTTCAACACCTGCCATTGTTTCAAATTTTAATATTGAAGTTAATGCAGAAACTAAGTTTCCATATTCAACTGCTTCTAATCCTAGTCTGTATGAATCATATACTTTTAAATTGAATAATTGAGCTTTTAAGTTATTCAATAAACTAATATAATCTTCTTTTGTTGATGGAGCCCATTCAACAACAGTTCCAGTAGTGTAAACTGTATTTCCGTTTGTTCTATCTCCTGTGATTTTTGTTGCTAATTTGTTATAACCATAAACATCAATTTTTGTAACAAGCTCATCATCATTTAATCTGATTTGTTCATCTATTGCGTTTGTTATGTTTGAACCAACAACTAATACTGGTATTCTGAAAGAATAGTCCATTGCTAGCTCTGTTAATTTAACTAGAACTGTATCATATCCTGCTAGTGCTGGGTCAAGTTTATCTGTTGATAACATTTCTGCTTGAGCTCTTGTATTAACAGTTGTTTTCTTGTTTTTTAGAATTTCAATTGCTGGTGTTCCAGCTTGTCTAATATCTCCTATGTATTGTTCATTTAAGAAGTTAAAGAATGTACTTCTATATAATAAATTTGCGTAAGTTCTACGCATTACGTTTTGTAAATCTAATCCTACATCTGTAAAATTTGCCATTTTAAATTCCTCCTAATATAATTATTTTTTTCGTATCAAATCTTTGATACTAGTGTTTCTTGTAATGACTACCTCATTTGGTTTGCTTGAATTTGAATTGCCAAAATTTTCCTCTGGGGCTTTGTTTTGTTTTTGTTCAAAATAGACTTTTCCGAACTCTTCCTTAATTTTTTGGACAGCTTCGGTATCACTTTCAACATCACCATAATAGGTTGTCCTTAATTTTTGAACTCTTTCAACATCACTTGAATTGAAACCAGCTTCACTAATCGCTACTCTTAAATTAGCTGACTTTAATTTATTGCTTTGTTCAGCATATTTATTATTAAGGTCATCATAACTATTTTGTAGCTCTGTTAGTTTTATTGTTGTCTCATCTTTCGCAGTTTTTAACCTGTTTTCATAGTCTGCTGTTGCTTCTTTTACTTTAGCCTCAACTGATTTCTCATCATAATACCCCTTTCTTAAGTCTGTTGTTAATTTGTCTAAATCGATGTCATCATTACTTATTGAAACATCTTTGTTTGTTAGATATTTTGAAATATCCATGTTCATTCCTCCTTTTTTAATTTGAGGAATATTATAAGTATTAAGTAGTGCCTTTTATACGGTGTGCCACTTATCTAACCGCAGAAGCCTTATAATTCTTTTCGACTAGTACGCAACCTTTTTATTTTTTGAAATGTTTTGTCTGCCATTTCTTGATTGCCTATTTCTTTATATAGGTCATGCTCTAGTCTTGCATATCGTAGCTCACGTTCAATTGCAACTTCCTTTGTATGCTTTTCATATTCATAATCTGTACTTATATTTTGATTTAATTGTTCTGAATTTCTATAAATTGACCATTCGCATTTACAATTTGGGTGACCCACTCCTTCTTCTTCAACACTATCAACGCTTGGGTAACCTATCCCTCTTAATGAATAGATTTCCCCTTGGTGGCTTGCACATATAGGGCAACTATTTGGGTGTCCATTTAAAATTAGTAAATCTTCACCTAGTATTTGTGCATCTTTTATAGATTGATTCCAACCTGACTTTGTAAGGTTTACATTGTAAAGCATTGAATTGTAATCCGACAGAGTTCTCATACTTGCAATTGTTCCATCTTTATGAAAGTAAGGTATAAACTTTTCAATGTTTCTATAGTTTTTTATTTGTGCCGTTAAGTAAGATTTCAAATCGTAGTCATTATTTTGCAATCTTGTGTATTTTATCTTGTATTGGCTTATTAATTTCTTTCCATATAGCCTTTCTTTCGTTTTAAAATCTGTAATTGGTATAGTTTTATACCTATCGGGCAAAACTCTCTGTAAATCGATTGTCGAGTCAATTTCCATTATTCGACTAATTACTTCCTCAATTCCTTTATACATATAGCCATGGTCAATGTCATAAAATGTATTTTCAACAAATTCTGTAAATTCTTCTATTGATAAATCATTCATTAAACCTAATATGAACTCTCTTTCAGCCTTATGTAATAAACGTTCGTATTTAATAGCACAATAATTCACTTCATCTTCTATAAATTTCGCTAGCATTAAATCTCTCCATATTCAATTTTTAAGCTTTCCGCTTCTTTTTTGTTTTTACTTATCAACTCTTTTGCCAATTTATCTGCTGAATTATCATTCAATAGTTTTTGTATTAATGGTGCTATTATCTTTGCTCTATGTTCATAAGGTACATTTGCAACACTCTCAGCTAGTGACAACAATTGAATTTTCTTTTGGTCGTCTAGTCTTTCATTTGAGCCATAATCCCATTCAAGACTTTCATTCATAACAGGGATAACATCTTGCTTAATACCTTGAGTAGTTTGCATTTTGTATATATTCAACAATAATTTGTTTATTTGTGGCTCAATTTGAGTTTTTATAGCCTCTACTGTCATTTCACTTGCATTTGCACTTAAATCAACATTTGTTTCATTCATATAAGCATCTTTTTCATAGCCGAAAGAAGCGGGGCTTAATCCAGCCATTTGAATTATTTGATAATCATAGAATTTGAATGTTTCAACGTACTTTTCAACTCTTACATCTCCTTGCAAGTATTCGAAGACATAATGTTCCTTATCCCCTGGAAGTAATGTAAAGAAGTCTTGCATTTTTCCTACATTTAATTGCTGTACATTGTATTGCTGAATTGGTTTCCAGCTTGTTACAATATTTCCAGTTTGAAAATGTTGTGTTGTTGCTATTCTTGTTTTAGTTTTTTCAACTTCTTCTGCAAGTGTATTTAATACATTCATTTCTTCTAGTAATAACTTTTTACTATCTTTAAAGAACTCTTGACCACAATCTATGTTAATTAGCACCTCATAAGGCAATATGTATTTGTCTAAAAAATCAGTTCCCATTATGTCATTGAACTTACTTATAGGAATTGGCATTTGTTTTCCATATTTGTCAATTTGATATGCTTGAAATTCTATATAGCTTTTTCCATTGTCCATTTGTATTTTTCTATGTAATTCAAGTTTTATGTCTTCGCCTGTTTCTTCTTCATCAAAACACTCAACTATTGTTGCTTCATAGACTTTGTCATATTTTTGCTTTATATCGAATATATTGTTTGGTTTAATACACTCTAAATAGACTTTGTCATCGAATTTATGCAAATATACGAACGCCTCTTTGCAATATATACAATTTTCTAATACTTCCTTTAAAGTAGGCATAAGCCAGTTTACATTGTATTCTTTTGCCTCCATAACAATATCGCTACCAAAGATTTGGTTTGTTATATATGTTGCTATTTTCTTTCCACTAGGTGCAATTTTGTATTTTATTTCTTTTTTTACTTTTGGGGCTTTTCCATTTATTTTTGAGTTATATGTTACTTCCACATTTATTCTTATAAATGGTGCTTCCAAAGGTCTGAACTCTTTTAAATTACTCATCTACTAAATTCACTCCTTGATAAACAATACAATCTAAGTCGTACTCTTTTTCTGAACTTGCTAATAGTCTTACAGGTCTTAATACCAATGTAACTTTATTAGCTCCAAAGTATATTTTCTTAAACCATATTGTTACTCTATAATCTTTTTTCCAATTCTCTTGGTTTTTGATTTTTACTGTTTTAACTTTGACAGAGTTGTAATATAGATTTATTTTCATAATTCCCCCTAACCCAAAATAAGCACAATACTCGATTTAAACGAATACTGTGCTTATCTTGGACTTATAATATTCCTTATCTATACACTTTAAATATTAATAACTTTTTTTATAACTTTTGACCATTTCGTAATGGTCTTTATATATGTAATAGGTTTCTATCATTTTACATCTCTTACAAGGTATTTCTATTTCAAGAGGTGTTTGTTGTGATATTCCTATTTTTTCTAATTGTTTGATATATTCTTCTATGTTTATTTTTAGCAAATACGCTTTTGTATTTTTACATCTTATTTGCATTTTCCCCCCTATATTACTGGACATTTTCCTTGGCGTTGCCATTCATCTAGAAGATACCTAGAGCCATCAATAGAATGGTCTTGGTCTTTCTTATATACATTTGTTCCAGTTGCAATTGATTTTATATTGTCATATTGGTAACTTTCAAATTCGTTCAGACTTTCATCTCTTACACAATATATTGGCTCGCCATTTACATCAAAAAACTTTATACTTTTGCTTTCATAAATGTATAAGAAATCCTTGTAAAATAGTGATTGCAATTGCTGAACTCCTCTGTCAACACTTCCCGCACCTTTTTTAGCTCCAGTATATTCAATATTTGCATTATATAGAGCATTTATAAAGTGTTCCGCTTCGCTATCTACAACATTTGCTGTAATAGGTACATTAGGATATTTCTTATTTAGGTAATTTATAAATGTTTTTTCTTGCTCTACAAAGAATGCAGTTGTTGGTTTATCGCCTTCAAGTGTTGGGTCATGATAATAACATTCTAACCTTACCAAAATCCATCTTTTCCATTCATGATGATATGCTAATGCAAATGGTACAAATACAGTTGGGTTTGTACTTCCATAGTCAACACCTAAACCAATTTCACGTATTATGATATTTTCTAGGTTATCTATTTTATTTACTTTAGTGAATACTCTTCCTTCTGCAATACACCATTTGTTATATATTTTTTGTTTTCGTAAAGCTCCTTGAAATGTATTTATTACTTCATCTAGTTTTTCTTTTGTGTCAAGAAGCGGATTGTCAAATGGATAAAATGTATAATATTTTACATTTGGCTTATTTAAGAACTTTTCTTTGTATGGGTGTCTTTCATTACCCTCTACGTTGTAACTATGTATTGTTTTCTTGTAAGGGTGTCCACTAAACGAAACTTGCCTTCCGTGGTATCTCGTCAAAACTCTCTTGTAGGCTTAACTGACTATATATTCTAGCACTTTCGTCAACCCAAACAAATATAAGTGGTCTACCTAGTATTTTATTGAATGATAGTTTAGTGTTGAATCCGAAGAAATAAAACCTTATATTCCATATTTGGAAGTATTTATCATTTCCACCAAACTTTAGTACATAGTCTTTATCTTTTACATAACCAAAAGCATCTAGGAACGATTGTAATGGCTCTAGTATGTTTCCTTTTAGTGTATCTAAATCCCAACCAATTATTGCTCCATTAAACATTCTTGAACTATCATATTTGTGTAATTCACTTGCATACATTATAACCGCTAAGCATATTGAGTGTGTTTTTCCACTTTGTACACTACCTAATACACTTAGTTCTGGAACATTTTGAGCTTTTATATCATTTATCAGTTTTATCTGTTTCGTTGATAGTATCATCTTTTACCTTCTTTGATACTTTCTTTTCTTTTTTTTCTTCTTGTAATTCTTCATTGTTTTTTCTGAATTTTTCTTTTAATTCTTCTTTTGTATAAAGTGTTCCATCTCCATCTTTTAACATGAATAGTTTTCCCACTTTTACAAACTCAACTTCTTGCATTAAATCAACCATTTTCTTCCTCCTTGAAAAAGTCTTCTTGTAAATTATCATTGTTAATCATGTTTATATTTATTACTGGCTCTTTTGTTTCTGATTGAACTGCTAATTCTCCTATTGCCTCTAGTATTGTTTTATAATTTGTTGCATTACCATTTATAGCACCTTTTATTACTCCTAGTGTTGCTAATTCTTTATATGTTAGTTTTTCTTTATTATCTTCTGTTAATGGAATTTGTTCTAACATATCTTGCAATACTTTTTTCATAGTAGCTTTTTGCCTTCTTGCTTCTCCACTTGCTACCCCACCTTTTCTTCCATTTTCAACCGCTTCTTCACCGCTTTTAAATTGTGTAGCTTCATTATTTGGAACTGTACTTGCCATATTAATCAACTCTCTTTTTCGTAATTATCACAATTTGCCTCTCTTTTATTTCTATCTTCATGTATTGTAATATTACATAGATTACATTTTTTATTTTTACAAGTAGGGCATATTTCTTTTACATATTTATCTATTAAATCTTTAGTTGACATAGGTTATTCCTCCTATTATTTTATAAACTAGAATAAGTTTTTTCATCGTCATTGACTATTTTCCAATCTTCTGCCAGCATATCAGCTTGACTAGCTAGCCAACCTAATTGAACTCCACTAGTGCCTACAAATGCTATTGCTTTATTTCCAATATCTGAGTGTTCAGCATTTATTATTACATTAAGTGAGTTTGCATAGCTTATCTTACTTGCTAATTCTATATATTGATTTTTTCCATTCCAACCCTCACGTTGTACTTTTTTTCCTTCTTTTAGTAGTTTAATTGCTATGCCAAAATCAAATTTTTTATTATCTTCCATCTTTTTTCCTTTCTTTTAATACTCTATGTAATGATATATGGATTTTTCGCTTGAATAGGACTACGAAGATTTGTATAAACTTATACCTATTATCAATTTATACCGACCATAACTCCGTTATCTTTTTATATATCACTACATACAATATTAAATCGGCACTCAGCTGAGGAGTTACACCTCTCTACTATATTATGACAGCTTAAGGCAATATAGTGTGCTACTGTTACACTATCTCCCACATATACTAGAGCTTAACTAGAATCACTCTTACCATCTTATTCCATGCACCTAAGTTTCAATGGAAGTTTTTTAATGAAAAACCAAATAAAACTTTTCTTTATATTAATTTTATCTAGTATGAATTAATAACTAATGTTGTAATGTTTCTATTATTGCTTCATTTATTTCTTTAGCTTTTTTCAATGCTTCATCTTTATTGTTAAATGCTTTTTTTATTTTTAAACCATTTATAACAAACCAAACTGGTTTTACTGCTACTTCTTTTTCAGTTATTATATATCTGTCCTCTTCTTTTTTTGTTATTTCATATTTTGGAACTGGCTTTTTAATATTTTTAATGTCTGTTTTAAAGTCTTTTGGAATATCTCCATTAAATACTGCTACATCATATTGATTTTTTTCAAATTCATTATAATCTACTGCGACTAACAATGAGCTTGTAGGCAATACTGAATAATTTCCATCTTTATCTTCATATATTGACATTGTTTTATCTAATATTTTTAAAGAATTATAAAATTTATCTAAATCTTTAACCAAGTTTTATTCCCCCAATTTCATTTTTTATATTTTTTTCTAATACTTTTCGTGGTAAATATACATCTGGAATTTTATTTTCTCTTTTTAGAGTTGTCCAGTATTTACGTTGTTCTTTATCTTTTATTTTAGAAATATTTATTACCCTACTCGCCATTATCTTATGTAATGGCTCAGTTTCGGGAATACTTGCTAATTTTCTGTTAAACTCTGTTAAGCCTAAATGTAAGAAATCATTGTAAGATATATCTCTATATCTGCTACAATAGAACGCGTATGCTTCTTCTAAGTCTTTATAGTATGCAAAGCAAAATTGCATTGCATTACTTCCCCCACGTTCTTTTTCAATTTCTTCTCTAAGCTTCTGTGCTGGGTGTTTTTTGTTCACCTCTTATAATACCTTGAGTTAATATTAATGTAAAATCTGTTTGAAATTGTTCTATAGTATCCATTTGTTCTTCTGTAGCTGTGTTTACATCTATTCCCATATCTAGAAATAAATCATTCATATGTAAATTTAGTAATTTAACAAATAATTCATCTAAGATTAGTATAGTAGCCATCTCTTTGTTTCTATCAACAACATAATTCCAGTTGCTCTCATCAACAATCTCTTTATTGCCTACTTTTCTTGTAACTATGTAAGGATTATTTTGCACTGTATAGCCCATTTTAGATAAATCAGCAATTGCCATCATAAATGCTTCACTATCTATTGCTTGTATTCTCTTGGCTGTTTCTACATCTCTTTTGAATTTGATTATTCTATCTTTGTATTCTAATTGAAATTCATCTTCACCGATTCGACTAAATTTATACATAACTGCTCCTTTAAAAATAAAATAGGGTATCTCGAAAGATACCCATAGTCAATAAGGATACCTTTATCTTTATTAGCCACATTGGATTTGATAGTTTCTCTCTATCTGTGACCAATTATATTATAACATGATATCCTAAAAAAGTTCCGCCAATTTTCCGCCATTTTTCCGCCACGGCTATCCTTACTCTTGCAAGGTATTGCGGACTTTTTATATTTTTTTTGTTGATTTTTTGTATTCTTTTGCAACATTATAAACTAAATTTTGTAATCTTCTTTCAAATGTTCTTAAACTCATTCCTTCATTTATAATTTCCCATTTATTCATTCTTTTTACATAATATTTTTGTAATATTTCTTCGCAATCTTTATGTGCTAATTTAAGGGCTCTCTTAACAATTTTGTATTCATTTATGCAATTTTGTAATTCTTGTTCGTGTTCATCTTCTATAATATCTATTCCTTTTTTAGTTATTTCAATAGAATTATAACTGTACCTTTTTAATATTTCTTTAGCTTTATTGTAATCACTTCTTTTCATTGGTTGCCCTCCTTTTATAAAATTATTCCTACTCCTAGTACATCTCTTAAATATTCTCCTCTTTCTAGCGTTACTTCATAAGGCTCATCATCAGGGTTTTTTCGTTGTTGTAATTCTAAATCTTTATATGGTCTAGTACATTGAAATTTAACAAGAGTTTTTCTTTTTTCTTCGTATTTAGACTTGCCTTTTGCTAAAATCTTATTGTAACTATCTGGTAGCTTCTTAAATTGGAATTTAGGCACGTTTTGTATGTTATTGACTATGTATTCTATGTTTGAGCAATCAAATTCCATTATATAGGCATTTTTGCCATCTTCTACACCTATTTCTTCTAAATATGGAAGCGGTGTTACTATAACTGGAATATTTCTGTATAAAGCTTCATTAATTGCATAAGAACACGCTTCTGTATCTGAAAGTTGTACTAAATAATCAGCTTTGCTAATCCATTTGCTTACATCTAATCTAGGTTTCATATATATAAAATTAGGTAAATTTACATTGTCTATATCGTTTGTAAATACATACCATATATAATTTATTCCAGCTTTATCAAGAGCTTGTGCTAATTTAATCATTCTATCCTTGCCTTTTACTTTTGAAAGCCTTGTTGCACTAACTAATACCAGTGTTTTTTCATCTTCAATCGTTAATGGATTATAACCAACTATAATATTTTCATTTCCTGTCATTCTTTTAAAACTATCTGCAATATGTTCTGTAATTGCTATGTATTGATATACTCTTTTGTCTTGGGGTACTTTAATATTTCCATAAGCTGGATTTTCATAATCTGCGTGTATTCCTTGATAAATTTTTCCCTCTTTGATAAATGGAATTATTGTTGTATCATAATTAATTATTGCAACTTTGCAAATTATGTCTTGTCCATCAAACTTATAAGCTGGGCAGTATTTTCTAATTCTTTGTAATTGCGTAGGGTGGATTGATTTATATACTACTGCAATATCTAAATTATGATATTTTTTCACTAATTCATATACATAAGTTTCAACTCCACCTATTATTGATATGTCTGATACATATATTATGTTATTGTGTTTTATTTCCATATTTCCTCCTTACCAACTACCACTAAAACTATGATATGTATAACCTTCATCTTTTGTAAAAAAGTATGTTGTTGGATATACAGTAAAATGTTCAATGTGTTGTATTTCATTTTTCATTCGGTTTATTCCTAATTGACTTAAAATATTTGATTGAATACAAGTAGAAGTTCTTTCCTTTTTAATAAAATCTCTCCAATCTGGATACACTTCAAAATCTATTGTATCGTAAAAATCTAACATTTTCTTAATAACTGGATTGCCTTTTTCTGCACCTAAAGTTGCAGTTGATGGATAATTTACTGCTTCAAATCCTGTAAAACCTTCTTCGTTTAAGAACTCATCTAAAGGCTTGTACACTTCTACATCTGTGTCCATATATATTCCGCCCTCAGTATATAAAGCATATAACCTTACTACATCACTTGTAAAAGCATATTTTTTATTTTCGTAACTGTGTTTTGTCCAGTTGTTGTAATTAATATCAAAGTTATCCTCATTCCATTCTTTTATTTCATAATCTGGTAAATATTTTTTCCAACTTTCTATGCAATGTTTAGCTCTTTCGCTCATTTCGCCTTTTCCAAGCCAAACATAATGAATTATTTTAGGTATCATTTTTCTTCTCCTTTCTTTTGTGATAATTCTCAACGCCTTTTTCTACTTTTTTATAACATTTTTTGCATAAATCCCATTTTTTCTTTGCATTTTCAAAATGTTCTGCTTTACTTAATACAACTCTTTCTATAGCACTTATTTTTTTCTTGCACATATCACATTCGTATTTGCTTTCACATCTATCAAATTTATTTAGACTTATTAGCATTTGTAACACCTCTTATTTATTCAATTTCATTAGAGTATTAACATAAAATCCCATAAACTCATTATATTCTTTTTCTTCTTCTTTTGTTAATTCGCCTTCTTTTTTATTAGCCCACTCTTTATTAGCAAATTCTTTCATTTTAGTTCCTAACTCTATAAACAAATCTGCTTTTTCTAAAAAATCTTTATCCATATTATTTTACCTCTCTTTCTTCCTCTTCAACTCTTTTTTCTAGGATTTTCAATAAATTCATCCAATCTCTTTTATCACATTCCCAACCTAAATAACTTGCGTTTTTTATATCTCTTATCATTACTTTTTTATCTTTTAATGTGATTAAGTCTAAATTATTAGCAATTACTTCACAAGTCCAGTTTACAATATATGTTGCTCTACCTAGTGCATATCTTTCAGCACTTAAAAATATCATACTTAAATCAACTTTATTACCCATAAATTCAAAGACATCTTTGTTATATATTCTAGCAGGATTAGTTGGACTTGGCTCTCCATTTTGAATTGTATGTCCTTGTATTTCCATAATCTATTTCTCCTTTATATTTTTAATTTCATCTGCTAATTTGTTTATTGCTTTTGCAAATTCAACATCTAATTTTCTACCTTTCCAAGCTCCATTGTTTGTATGTATAAATCCATTGTCGTCAATTTCTAATTTATCTATTTCTTCTTGTTCTTCTATTATTTCAACTTTGTCGTTTAAAAAATCTTTAACACAGCCATCGCTAATCATATCAAATAAGAAATAACCCTCATTTTTGTAATCTGTCATTTCATTATAATATGTATATATTTTATCTTCAAATTTTACTTTTTTTGGAAATTCTTCTCCATTTGCTATTTTATTTAATAAATCTATTATTTTTATTGTTTTACTCATTAGCTTTGTTCTCCTTTCTCTAAAATTCATATAACCTTGCTTTATCTAATAAATTATTTTTTTCTAACCATTCTTTAATTTGATTTGTATCTACTGGACTTATTGCAACTAATTCTTTTTTAGAATTATTATTGTATGTTATATCTATTTCTATCTTTCCAAATACATCTAATAGCCCTATTTTTCGCATTTGAATTTCTTTAATATTTTCGTTATCTAACATTTCTAATGTTTTTGAATTTATTTGTTCTCTTGACATACTTTCTCCTTTCTCACATATCCTTATTTTTTATTATTACTATATTTCATATATCCGTAAGTTCCACATTTTTCGTACTACTTTTGTGTATGTTTTACACATTTTTAACACTTTTCTACTAGTCCTGCTGTAATTAAATCATGTAATTCAGCTAATGTTGGTTCTTCTCTTAAGCTAAAAGGGTGTATTCTTGTTATTTCTCTAGTTCCTTTATTTATAAAATATTCTTCTCCTAAACCTCCATATTTTTTATAACAAACCCCAAAATCATCAAACCCAAATTCTTCTAGCTTTTCTAATGGAATATTATCTTTAATCTTTAACATCTTCATCAACTACTTTCTTAAAATATTCTTTCACTTCTTCTTTATCTCCTAATATTAAGGCTTCTTCTATGTTATCATTCCATATTGCTAATCCTGCTAATTGTTCTGCCATCTTATCTATTATCTTTGATTGTTTTGGGATTAGATTTAATACTGTTTCTATAAAAGGCTCATCTTCACTACTTAAAATTCCTTCATCTAATAGCCATTCTAAATGGGCAACACTTTCTTTTTCTTCTTCACTATAATTCATTTTGATTTAGTCCTCCTCTCCCCATATATTTTTATAAACTATTGCAGATACTAACTCAAGGGGTAATAAAATAATATCAATTGGTAATGCTACAATACTTAATAATATGCACATCAATATTCTTGCTGGACTTGTAAATGCTACTCCTAATACATAATAATATAATAAATTTTCCCATATCGTTTTCACTAACATATATCTTCCTCCTATTTCTTTACTATATAATAAAATTCCATTCCACAATATAAACATTTACTTTTATGTATATCATAAAAATCTACTAAATATATTGGTATATTTTTATATGCTTTATAGCCATAATAATTGTTTAAATTTTTATAATTACAATAAGGGCATCTATATTTTCTATCTTTGTTTTTTCTAAACAATATATCTTCCTCCTATTATTCTTCTAAATTAAGCATAACCATACATTGTTCCTATTAGTTGCCATTCTTTTTTGCCATAATTGTTATATCTATAAATTGCTCCACTTAATGGGCTTTCTGCTATTACTGTCATACACATATCAGGGTGTTCGTCTGATATTTCTTTTAATGTTATAAAATCTTTATCAATATTTACCCCATATAAAATATTATTTCTTATAATTTTTACTTCAACTGCATCAAACCAGCACTCTTCTGGCTTATTAATTATTTGCCCTATAGACTTTTCAACTAATTTTTTATGATGATTATTATCTAAATAATTTATATCTTTATCTTTTTTATAGCTTTCAAAATCATCTTTTAAATTTTTATATAAATGATTTATTAATGTATTCTTTTCCTTTTCTTTGTTATATAAATCTATTAATTCGCCTATAGCATTTAATTCATCTTGTGTATAAATATCTCCTGCAACTTTCCATTGGTCAATCATCATTAATCTATCTATTATCTTATCTTCTTCGCTCATATTATTCTCCTTTCAAAATTCGTTCTATATGAAGTACATTTTGCCAGCTTTCTCCATCATTGAAAAAAGTATCATCATCATTTATAAAGTCTAAAGATTTATTTATTCTTTCTTTCAATTCTTTATTTTCTTGTATTAAATTTTCTATGGCTGTAATTTCAAAATCGGTTGCTACAAATGTACCTTTATTGCTTTTTTGTTTATTTATAAATTCTTCTAATATTTCTATATCATTCATTTTACTTGTCCTTTCTGTATATACTTTCATATAATTCTTTTAATTGATTATATACTTGTCTATTATTACTTTCTTTCCAATTAAATTTGCAAAAATTGCTATGTATATCATTTAACTGTTTCTTTAATTCTTTATTTTCTTTTTCCAATTCATCTACAACTGTTTCTCCAGCACTTATTTGTATTCTTAATTCTTTATTTTCTTTTATTAGATTTTCTCCAAACTTAAAGAAAAACTCTGGGTCAATACTTTCTATGATAAATTTATTTTTCTTTAATTGTTCAAAATTTTCTATTAATATTTCTATATCATTCATAAGCTACACCTCAATTTCTTCAATAAATTTTACATTCATTTCGTCTAATACAATTATTTCTTTTTCTCCTCTTCGCAAAAATAATGCTAAAATATCATTTTTCTTAACTTCATATTTTGTTACTTTATCCACTTTTCTTTCCTTTGCAAATCTTTTGGCAATTTCTAAATCTAATGTATAAGCTATCCATTGTTTTTCTTCTTTTCTTTTTGCTCTATATATCGTAACAATATGTGGTAAATAATTGTATTCCTTTAACTCTGATGGTTTCATAATGCTTTTTAATTTCTGTGGTCTATCTGATGAAAATAATTTTTTCCATAATTCTATATTGGATTGTCCAGAATAACTTACCCATAATGTTGATAAAAAGAACCAATACGCATAATTAGTTAATTTGTGACAATTTTCACTAAAATACTTTATCGCTTCTGGTGTTTCTTCTCTTTTTATTAATTGCAATCCTATTAACTTATCTTGAAAATTATATTTAAAACAAGATGATATATCTTTTATATTATTCATAGGCTTTACTCCTCTATTCCAAGATTTCTTTTTAATGCTTTAATTCTAGCTTCTGTCCATTCTTTTTCATTTTTAAAATTGGGTTTGGATTCTTTTGCCTCGTTCATTTTCTTTATTAATTCTTCTGCGATTTTTCTATTACTCATAATAATTTACTCCTCCAAATGTTTTAGTCTAATTTGTTTTATTTCTCCTAATTTTTCACAGTTAAAATCCGACATACTATATAATCTTTCATTTTCAAATTCATATAAACTATAATGTCTATCACATTTATTTTGACATTTGCTTACACAAAATGTCATATCATAAGTTTTTGGTTTCATATCTACTCCTTTATTCTAAATTCTATTTGTTTTATTTGTTCTTTTGTGATAATGGATTGTAATTTTTTTCGTAATCTTTCTTTACAACAATCCCATTCTGCTGTATGTATATAATCTCCTGTTATATCTAAAATTCTAACTCCATTTACATAGTCATTTTTCTCGATTAAATCTATAATGTCTTTTCTGTTTTTTACTATATAATCTTCTCCAACAAATACTAAATCATATTTTTGTATATCTATTGCATATTTCATACTAGGTTCTCTAAAATCGTTTATATTTTCAACTTTTCCAATATATCCATTTTGAAATTTTACATATTCTCCGTACTCTAATTTCATCTTTCATAATTTACTCCTTCAAATATTCTTCTAAAAATTCTTTTAGGGCAAATACTCCATTATATCTATAACCTCTATCATCAATATAAAGTATTCCTACTGCTTTTTCGTTTGTAACTCCTACTACATTGTCTTTATTCCAATACATATTTTCTTGCATATCTTTTTTAAATACTTCAAAATATAATGGATTATAAGCATCTTTATTCATAAATTCAACGATTTGTTCTGCTGGTCTATTACTTGAAATGACTATATAATAATGTTTCATTAAATCTTTTATATACCACAATAATTTATAATCAATTTCGCCATATATAGAACCATCTTTCCGGCCTTCATAACCTTTATGTATTACACCGTCAAAATCAAATACTATCGTTTTTTTATTCATATTAATCAACCCTCCTATATTTCTCATAACAATCATCCGATTTTAATTCTTCAAAATCTTCATAATTCCCAATAATTCTATAATAATATGGCGTTTCATCTATTGCACATTTACCACATTTACAAGTAATTAAATTTCCTTTTTTATCTCCTTCAATAATTGTATTACATAATTTACATCTAATTTTCATAACTACTCCTTAAATTTTATATCTAATTCTCTTATAATATATTCTACTATTCTATCTAAATTAGGTTCTAATTGCCACCAAATATCGTGTTTTTCTAATGTTGGTTCTGGATTAGAACACAAATCTCCAATTAGACATTCGTGTTCAGACTTGCTCCAATAATGATACATCAATTCGCTTTTTATATAATCTTTAAATGTATTATAATCATATACTGGCTTCCAATTATCTTTTTTTCCTTTTTTTACTTTTTCTACTATTTTTTCTTCCATATAAGCTAACACATTTGTAAATACTAATTTTCGTTTATTAATATCGTACCTAAAACCGTACCATTGTAATTTAATATTTTCTATTTTCATTTTACACTCCTTTATGGTCATTGTCGCTATATTCTACTAGTTTGCCATTTTTCATTCTTACATATTTTGTTATTATATTGTGAAAGTTAATTACAAAACCTTCAACTGGTCTATTGACCTTATTACAATATCTTTTATATAATAAATCTAATCCAGTTTTATTTGGCAAATATACAATATTGCCAACTGTTGGCACTAACCCAATAAATTCTGGTATTATTTGGTCATTAAATGGATATATAAATTGTTCGTGGTCATAAACCAAATTACTCAAATTAAATTCTTCATCTATTCTAGCCTTTGCAAACATATAAAATCTTTTGTCAAATTCATCTACTGTATATTTTAATTTGCCCATTCCTATCCATTCTCCACATAGGCAACTACCTTCATATAATTGTTCTTTTAATACTTCTATATGTTCATTTGCCCATCCCAACAGCCCTTTATATAATAGTTGTTTATTCTCTTCCAATTCATTATATTTAAGTATTGTATTTCTTTGTGCAAAATATATTTCATCATTTAATTTAAAAATTACTAAATTGCTACCATCTAGTTTTTCTGTTATTTCAATTTTTTCTCCATCAACATTTATTCTCTGTGTCTTTGGATATATACTTTTAACAATTGGCATAAAATTCACTCTCCCATCTTAAATTACATCTTTTACATCTAAATATGTTTCAACTATATTACCTGTATTGTTTATTTGTATAATTCTTTTGCATTTACGTCCTTTTGATAATTTTGCTTTTTTTCTTACATTTTCACAAAATCCATTTTTCCAAGCATGTTCTACATTTTCTTTTTGTGTAACCCATTCTAAATTGTCAACTACATTATTAAATCCATTATTATCTTTATGATTTATATATATTTTTTTATCAAGATTAGGAATAAAAGCATTTGCTACTAATCTATGAACATAAAAAGTATAAATTTTACCATTTTTACTTAATTTTGCTTGATAATATTTGTTTTTCCATTTCCTTAATTTCAATATTTTTTCTTGTATTTGTCTATTCCCATTTCCATTAAATACTTTTCTCTTTAATGTCTTTATATTTCCTAGATTAGATATTTGATATAGTCCGTTCAAACCCTTCAATATCTTTCCAAATCTCATTTTTTATCATAATTAATCTTCCAATAATTCTTTTAAATTTGTTATAATAGTTGTTCTAATATCTTTGCTTGTTATGATTGAAAAAGTATAGTTTTCAGGTATTTCTTCAATGTATTTTATTTTGTCATATATTTTTGATTTATTAATCCATTCATTATTAAAATCAAGGGTTTTCATTCTTTCTTCACAATAATAATACCATAAAGTTATTAATGATTTTAAATCCTCATAATCTAATGTAGCTGTAATATTTTTGTTTTCTTTTTCAATTTCTTCTTTTGCTAAATCAACTATTTCTTCTATATCTTTCAATTCTTTACACATTATTATATTTCTTTCATGTTCTGTTAATTCTTCCATAATTAATCCTCCTCTAAACTATCATATACTTGCTTTCTTGAATAATAAGCACTTTCTTCAATTATTTTTTCTGCATTATCTATAAGTTGTGCATTCATTTGTATTAAATTATGTATCTCTTCTTTTCTGATGTCGCTTAGTCCTGTTTTGTCTGTTCTATCTAGTATATATAAACTCTTATTATATAATCTTTCAGCATTTCTTATATATGTTCTAAAACAATGCTTGCTCATTTGACTAGGTTTTAAAATATAA